CTTCTCCACGGTACATTCCATGATCACACTGACCGTCATATCTTCAGCAGCCACCCAACCTGACGACGCTTCGCCGCCAAGATAGATCGTTTCAGTTGCAATGAGATATCCGTTTGTCCAGAGTTGAGGGAGGTTATCCATGTCGTGAGATACAAGAGGGAATTCGTCTGATCCAAATGAGTTCTGAGCATAGACGATCCCTGACGATACAACGGATCGATCAGATGGGAGGACTGTGTCTGTTTGACTCTGAGTTGTGATTTGGAATTGTGCCGCAGCGGAATCGCTAGCCGCCGCTACTTGGGCAGCGTTACCGGTGCTGTCTGTCCACGCTACTGCAATGTTGTGAACACGCAATACCGCCATTCCTAGAGCATCGACATACGAGCCTAGATCTATTTCGGTTTCCACGAAGCTTCCAGAGTTGTCTGTCTGTAAGCTCTTTCTGATGAAGAATGAGTCGCTCATTTTCTTAGCCATGCTTTGAAGTTCCGGAATCCGGCGCTTTATTATCATATCCCGCCGGATAGTGGAAGCCTGGACTTCCGGTATCCGTATATGTTGTGATGATCTAGTAGGTCACTCTGAAAACGGCTTTTCGTGAGTTTTTCTTGTACAACTGTAATAATATTACAATGTCCCCGCTCAAAACATGGTTCTGGAGATACCATGCTACGCCTGCGGCCGAAAGAGGGCTTCATCAGCGATGATGAAGACCCGTTTTGGGAGGATCTGTGACGATTCTCTCAAGTGTGCAAAGAGATTCTATTTGGACACGATCATGTTCGAGAAATGGGAACAAATAATTGGAGTAAAAGGAGGTGAAGAAGAATGAAGAAAGGAATACCGATGATACTGATCTCGGCGAAGCTTACGCCTGAAGCTTGGACTGTTTACAATTCCTACAAGGAACAGAGGCGAGGAGGTCATGCGATCTCTGAGGCTCTGATGTATTGGAGTCAGAAAAGGGATCAGGTTCTAGGTCGAGAGTTAGTTGATCGAGAGATGGAGATTCGAGAGATGAAGAAAAACATTGCAGCACTACAACAGCATGTAACCAAGTTTGCAATGGAGTCAGAATCCGCTTGGGATGAGATCCGCGATCTGTACACCCCAAAGAATTCAGAATCGGATGTCGAATAGGGGGTCAGTTGGACACGTTTTGTCCAGTTCCCTTGACGATCTGAAGGATTGTTTGCTCTGGTCGCATTTTCTTTGGCTTGAGTACTACGAGGTAATTCCATGTTCGAGAAGGAGATGCTCCCCCATCTGTGATTGATTCTGAATAGATCCAGAGTTGATTCACTACGATTGTGTGAGGATCTAGAACAAACTGAGATGCTTGTACCAAGGGCGCCCCATTGTTGGCGATGAAGTTCCCCGCCCTTGCAACCCAACCCTGAATGTTCCATCCACATTGGCGGTTGTCGGTCACGTTTGTGATCTGTCCGAAGTCAGTATAGGCTGCTCGATCAGTCAGCAATGTGAATTGATACACACTCTGACCGCTAGATGTGTAGGTACCTCGGATCGTTTCGGGAAAGATGTAGGCATGAGAGATCTCCCAGCCCTTCGTCATATCTTGGGCTTCGTAGGTGAAGATGTTGACTGGGTCATTGCCAGTACCGTGGCCTAGTGCGTTATCGTCGATGGTAAATTGTCCCCTCAGGGTGAGTATCTTTTCTTGAGTCATTTCTTAGCGCACTTCCTTGCTGCTGCTGAACATCGTTTGAATCCGTCTTTCTTCCATGATCCATTCTTCTTCTTGTATTTTGGAGCGAGTTTTTTGAAGCATTTTCCGTATCTTTTGTTGTAGGCTGAAGGCTTCCTTTTCTTCAAGCTCTTTTCTGAAGCTGCGGCAGCGATCTCGAAAGGGCCGAGCCCCTGATCCAATCCTCGATTCATAGCATCGATCACGGGTTGCAGCGCTGGATCATTGACCCGACCTCTAGTCAAGCGATCTAGGATCATGTCGGTGATCGCATCGGCAGCGTCGAGTTTGGCGTCATAGAGTGGAGATGCTTGATGCAAACGCACGGCGGAAGACCCCAGACGCGCCCCTGCTGGCCCTCCAAGACCTCCACCGATCAAAACCCCTACAGCCTGTTCCAGACGCTTTAGACGCTCCCTGGTACTTTTCTTGTCATGAGGCATCCAGATCACTGTTGAGAGAGTGCTAGAGCAAGAGCCGCTTCTTTGGACATCTTCTCCACGGTACATTCCATGATCACACTGACCGTCATATCTTCAGCAGCCACCCAACCTGACGACGCTTCGCCGCCAAGATAGATCGTTTCAGTTGCAATGAGATATCCGTTTGTCC